GGCTTCCTCTGCTGCGGCTTGCAGGTACATTGCATTGGGGTCTTGCGGCTTGCCCTGCATCTCTGCCATGAGTTCCTCGGCCTCGATGTCGGTGGGCTTGACCACGCCCATGCGAAGCAGCTTCTTCCTGAAGTAGGCATTTGCATCGCTCACGCCCTCGCCCTCCATGTTCATCATCGCCATAGCGGTCAGAACCTGCGCGGTTTCTGGGTCGCTGGTGATCTGAAGCATTCCGGTCAATGCTCGAACGGTGGCCGCACGCTTGCTGCTGCTGGAGGGTCCGACTTGGGAAACCACGTCGAAGGTTGCTGCTGTCATGTCATTTGCCATCACCATCGCGCCGGTTTTCTGGTCAATGGTAGGTTGCATCAGTTCGACCATCCCGGAGTCGCCGGTAGGAGCAATCGTCTTCATTTTGCGATTGTCCTCGACGTAGATTTCTCTTGCCATCGAGAGCCAGATTTCGCCGCAGCGCTTCATGCCCTTTGCAAAGTTGGACATGTAGATAAACGTTTGCATGTCCACGCGGGTCTGGATCAGCTCAACCGCCTTACCCGAGACACCCGACACCATCTTGTCAGCGCCCTGCTGATTGCCTAAAATGTCCTGCATATCCTGTTCGGTGATTGCAAGTAGAGCCGCCATTGCCGGGGGTATGGCTGCGCTTTTGGTGTAAGCCATTGGGCCACCGGCTTGCGTGTTGCCATCCGGGCCGGTGATCGGGTTTATCAGCAGATAAGGATAATCCCGCAAATTGTCCTCGGCCCACATGACTTGATGACCTGCTACCTGCTCGGGCGTCATGATTGGCTTTTCAATGCTTGAAAGGGCGCTGATCTCGCCGAGCTTTGACAGTTGCATGTTCTTGAGTCGCTGCGCATCTTTAGCCAGACGAACCGCACCCATGCAGCGCTCGATGTTATCGACGAACCAGCGTTTGCCGTAGACGACCACAATCGGGATGCACTTGCCTGCGATGTAACCACAGTCTTCAAGCACCTTGCCGCCGCTCATAATGTATTTCCGCACCCGCATGCGCTTGACGCGCTTTTGCCTTACCTCACGACTGCCGACAGCAAGCAGCGTTTCCTCTAGCAGCTCGTCGTTTAGGAAATCGGTCTGGCTGTAGCGCTCCTCCTCGCCAGCAATCGTCTCAAAAATGCGAATCGTCTCGGTCTTTTCTTCGAGCTTGTAGTATTCAGCAACGAAAACAATGTCAGGCGTTGACCAGTCAAACTCGTACTGGTGAATGATCTTCGGCCAGTCGGTAGGATCGTCGTTGTAGATTTCCATGTAGCTGTCGCGGGTCATGCTGGTGACCACGAAGCAGAACTTGGCGTCGCTTTTGTCCTGGCGCTTGGCGTTCAGATCAAAGAAAACTGAGCTGTCAGCATCATAGATCGGTTCGAATCGGATGCGCTGTCGGTCGTTGTCCTCGTCTTCCTCATCCTCGTAAACCGTTCTCAGTCTCCATGCACCAATGCCACCGCCTACTGCTTCCTCGAAGGCGTTGTCGTAGGCTTCATCGGCCACGGATGCTTGCTCGTCAGCCCTGTAAAGCCCATCGCAGACCTCGGCCAGCTTGTCGTTTTCAGTGCCGTCTTTGCTTACATAGTCAACGGTGATGCGGTTGTTGCGGTATTCGTTGACAATCCGAATGACCGCTAGCATGATTTTATTGACTTCGAACTTCGGCTTGTTCTCGTATTGATACGCAAGCGGCCCTTCCCATTGTGCACCGCACAAAGAGTAGAAGCGCCGGTCTTGCAGGCATTGCAGACGCTCGTCCCGCAGCGCGGTCTGTATATCGTTAAACTGCTTCAGCGCGTCTGCGTGCAGATTAGAAAGCCGTTGATCGTTTGAGAGTCGAGCCATGTTAAATCCTCATTTTGGACGAATTTTCCGACCATTTATGCATCGTTGCAATAGGCCTGAAAATCGCTGGCTTTACACTCACAGCACGCCTCACGCCTTCGCAAGCATATCTCAAAGCGTCGATCACGTGGTTTTTCTTGTCCTCCAGCACTGGCAGAATTCGTCCCGTCAGCGGGTCTTGCTTGTAGCTGTAAAGGCTTAATTCGTCGATGGTGTGAGTGCAGCGCGGGTGCACCACGATGTCGTAGTTCTTCAGGAACTCGATGCCTTCCTCGACCGATTTCGGGCCTTTAACTGCGGTCATGATCTTGGGGAAACCGTTTCGCCGCATGTGGCTGATCGTCTCTGGCCTGGCTGAGTCGGCCACGATGGGCCACTTCTCTGCCTCCGGCACCTGCATAAACAGTTCGGGCGTGTTGACGATCTCGCAGCCGACCATGTAGGCCTCGTGGTCAATGTAAAGCGTTCGCCCGATAATGTGGCAGCGCACCAAAACGGTCGGATCAATAGCAAATCCCCAGTCAGCACCGAGCCGGTGAATAGCATCTGGCGGCGCTTCGAACTCGTCAATCAGCCAACGCTTAAACACCCTGGCACCGCTGTTTATGAGGTAGTTGCCCTGCCAAACGTGTTGATATTTGTCGGGGTCTCGGCGCTTGTCGTATTCCATCTCGTCACGCAGGACTTGCGGAAACCACGGATTATCTGAAAAGTTGACCTTGATTACCGTCGCGTCTTTCGGCGGGGTCGGGCCGCGCAGCAGGAAATCAACGGGGTCGGATTCTTGGCGAGGGTTCCATGTGAACCACAATTCGGAATCGGGCTTGCGGATTGTCGGGCGCAGCAGGTCCAGACTGGTCTGGCTTAGGCTTTGGGCTTCCTCCACCCAGGCGCAGTCGTAGCCCTCAAGCGACTTGATACTGTCCGCGGTATGGTTCTGCATCCCCTGGAAGATGATCGCGCCATCGGCCTTGCGTGACTTGATTACGGCATCCTGGACTTCGAAGTAGGCGCCAGCGTTCATCGCTTCGATCTTGGTCTCCAGCAGCCGCTTAACAGATTGGTTCAATGATTTTTGAATTTCTCGCACGCAAACGCTTCTGCGCCGCTGGTTCATGATGTGCGCTTCGATCATCAGCTCGGCGAACATGTGGCTTTTGCCCGAACCTCGACCACCCCAAGCGCCCTTGTAGCGGCTGGCCCCCAGCAGAGGCACAGACCACTCTGGGGTTTTAAGCTGCAGAACCTTAGTCATTCTTCACGATGACGCGCTCGATCTTCGTGAATTCTAGGCGCTCTCCGTCCTTGCCGGTCAACTCCTGCTTGACGGTTTCAGACCACCGCATTTGCGCCTTCGTCCACCAGATCATCGCGGTAGTGTCCTGGCCCACCGTTGCCTTGTTAAACAAAGTCTTAGCCACCGCTGCCGAGGCTTGAGCTTTTCCCAGACCGAGTTCTAATTCGTAATGCTTTCTCAGCGTGTCTGGCGCAATACCAATCAACGCCGCAATCTGATCTTGAGGCAAGCCGAGTCCACTAGCACTCTGTGCCTGTTGCCTTGTTTTGTCCGTTGGTTTGTGAGATTTGAAGTTCATTTTTTTTATAAACTATAACCTACGCGGCTTTCTTCAATAAAATGAAAGGCTTACCGTTTGATTTTAGCGTTGCTGTCTGTCATATCATGAGCAAATAAACTTGCAAATAAAGTTTGTTCATGTATTATCCACAAATGGAAACAAAACTGAGTCAATTAAAAGCGGCGGCAATGAATAAAGATTGGCAAAAGGCCATTGCCATTGCTGCAAGATTTCCGCGGTTGGGCAATATACGGGCGCAAGTGCTTGACGCGCATATGGCTTATACCAACCCACGGTTTTTAGTGCAAATTGGCAAAAATATTGAATTGTGCATAGAAGCTGGCAAATCCGCTTTAATAAACGCTTACGGTATCGAAAAATGATTCATCAACTTCTACTTCGCCGCATCTACTGGCGGCTTTTTTGCCATCGCCTTTAACAAAAACCAGTATATTTTGATGAGTTTTGCCTAGCTTGCGGCCTGCGCTAAATTGCCGCCCTGCCCTCATTGGCAATGAATTAACTGCGGTTACCAAAATTGCTTCATTGTAATAATGTAGACCGGCTTCGCAAAAAGCCTGCACAGTATCACCCACGAAATCAATGTAATTGCCTTTTTTGTCTCGAACCTCGCCCACCACAAAGCAGGCAAAACTGTCAGGCTTAAGCCGGTCGCACGATTTCTTGATAATCTCAAAATACGCCGCCCGAAATTCAGAATATTTCATTGTGCTTAAATCTTTGGGATCGTCACTGTAAACCTCTAAGTCGGCATAGGGAGGACAGCTAAACACCATGTCCGCGTCAACATCAGCGCACGTTTGATCGATGTTGCGACTATCCCCGGCTATCCATGCGGGCGTGAATTCCTCGTTGCCGCACAGTTCGCCGCCCTGGATGCGGTTTGCGTCCACCTGCTCCTGGCGTAGTTCGTGCCCGATGTACTGCCGCCCCAGCTTGCTTGCCACGATACCGCGCACAGAGCCGCCCGCGAACGGGTCAAGGATCAGCCCGCCGACCGGAGAAAACCAGCGGTAGGCGATCTCGCACAGCACCGGATCGAATATGCTGGTGCCGCCTAATTGCTCAAGCAGTTTGCGCGAAACGTCATCCAGCGTTGGATCATCCAGCGATTTACCCTTTGCATAGGTCAACCCTCCGGTCTTGGATTTTTCTTCTTCTCGGTATTGGTCAATCACGTTTACCC